AGGGGTTGATCGGCTGTCGTTGTGGAGGAGCGAAGATTCCCCTCATAAGTCCAGGTAGTCCCGTCTGGCGATGTCCACCAACCAACAGTGTTCGAGGTGTTCAGGGCCACGAGAATGAAACGCTCCCCACGCGGATCCCAAACTACCCGCATGTATCCCGCGTAGCCGCTGTAAACTCCAGGGGAGGGTATAGTTCGCTCAGTCCAGGATGTTCCGTTTGTCGAGGAATACATATCGGTACCAAATGAGGCAACGATAACAGTTCCATTTTCTGCGAATGAACAGCCCTGAACCGAGGCCGATATAGAGGTTTGACGGTGTGTAATTGTAGATGAGTTCTCCGGGGTAGAGCAGATTATTCCATTTCCTCCACTGTCAGAGGCTAGGATCCAAAGATTGTTGAACCAGATTAGATCGCGAACATTCTGCGCTCCTCCCGTTAGGGTTGTACCCGTCCAGGATGTCCCATTAGTCGAGCGGGCATATTGCAGGCTCGAACTGTTCGATGCATCGCCCCACGCGGCGAACTCGCTACCATTCCATTGGATGCAGTAGAAGGTGTATGAACCTGTATATCTGGACGTCCAGGATGACGTTAGACCTGTACTGGAGGAATAAAGAGTGGCACCGCACCCCATAATCCAGAGTCCATTCCCGTAGCCTATGGAATATGTTGTCGTTGGACCCGTTTGGGAAGTCCACGAGACTCCGTCATCTGTAGAAATCCAATACGCGGAACCCTGTCCTCCGCTAGTATGAATCCACGTCCCCGATCCGTCTGAAGCAAGGTTGCCCTGGCCATAAAGTGAGACAGATCCTGCCGTTAGGATCTTGTCAAAGGCACCGGCGCGTGCATATTGATTGCCAATGGCCGCATAGAGATCGGGATATGCCGCCTGTGACAGCGCCGCTCCGTCACACTCCAGGAATCCGTCCCGAGGAACAGATCGAAACGTCTCCTCAAAATCTCCAACGAGCTTCACGTCCATCGCCCTCCATTCGAATCCACCCGATCCGTCAGGCGTAAGGTACTGGCCTTCCTCGCCCGCGCCAGCCGTGGCTAACAGAGCGGCCAGAGCGGCTGCCAGAGAGGTTTGACCTGTACCTCCGCCGCCTGGAGGCAATGTGCCCCAGCTCGGATCATTTCCACTACCGTCCATCCGTAGAGCCTGGTTAGCACTGCCCTTCGTTAGCCCAGACCAGGCAGGGGAGCTATTGCCCACTGGGATCGTGCCGCGCGCCACAGTGATTCCCGCTAGGGCGGTCAGGTCGGCATCGAGAGGCTGCTTTCCGTCGATCTGCGTTTGGATCGCGGAGGTGACGCCGTCGAGATAGCCTAGCTCGGTGTTGCTCACACCGCCCGCGCCAAGCTTTGCGGCGTCTATCCCGCTGGGCATGTCGCTTGCCGAGAGAGCGGCGGCCGTGATGGCAGTGCCGTTCGTCTTTACGAAGCCATTGAGTCCGGAAGGATCAATCTGCTTCGACAACTTTGGCTTAAAGCTCATGCTACACCGCCAGGCCCGAGAACCACAGGTCGTCCCCAGACTCGGGTTTCTCTGTAGTCAGGATGGTGATGGTGGTGCCGTCCAACTCGAAATCGACTCCCCACCGTAGGCTCACGCCCTCCCAGACCAGCGTGCCCCAGGTAGGAGCCACGGTGAGCGTAAACTCATCGTTGGATCCGTCCTTGGTGCCGCTAGGCTCCTCCTGGATCGGCGTTACGTTGGCCTGCTTGCCGTTGAGCTGAGACTGAATCCCGGACGTCACACCGTCGAGGTATCCAAACTCGGTGCTGCTCACCCCGCCACCCCCGATGTTGGCCGCGTCGATTCCCGTGGGAAGCCGGGCGGCGTCCAGGGTGCCCGCCGTTATGGCGCTGGCGTTATGAGAGTGCGAAGAGGCTGCCTTTCCGTCGATCTGGGTTTGGATCGCGGAGGTGACGCCGTCGAGATAGCCCAGCTCGGTGTTGCTCACACCGCCCGCGCCGAGCTTCGCGGCGTCGATTCCCGTGGGAAGGTCCCCGGCCTGAATGGCAGCGTTGACGAAAGCGCTGCCGTTGTAACGCACAACTTGACCGCTCGCGGGCGATGAGATGGCCACGTCAGAGAGGTCGTTGAGCTCGTCGGCCCCGCCGCCCGACTCGGCCGCCCAGGTCGGCACACCGGAGACCGTCTTGAGGACCTGGCCGTCAGAGCCCCCGTCGAGCTTACTTACGGCAATATCCGCGTTGGCGGCGACCTGTCTGTTGTCGATACAGCCGTCTTCATGGAAGCGTCCATCGTGTTGGGGAAGGGACATTCTTCTTACTCCTCTGCGATTTGGTAGGTTAGGCGAATCAGGTCACCGGTTTGGAGAACGGCGCCGAGGGTTATGGCGGCTTCACCTTCTGAGAAATGCACGCCCCGCGCGAGCGAAATCCCGCAGACATCCACGCGCATGGTGCCTGGCTCGTACGGGTCCGGCGTCGGAAAGACTGTGCGAGCACCGTCAGGCGACTCGGCCGGAGCGACGCCGATTGCCCAGCTAGCGGCGCCGTTGCCTGGTGGCCCCTGCGCCCCTCTCGGTCCGACTCGTCCGGTCGCCTTGATGCACGCTGGGGGAGGCGGGGGCTGAACGAAGACCTTGACGATGGCCGGCGGTTGCGCCTTGACGACAAAGCGGCGCTCGCAGCTCACGGTTCTTCCTCGGGCATCCGGGTGGCCGAGATCGGCCACGTCCCTTCGCTCACCGGGACGACCTGGCCGCTGGCCAGCGTGATCCAGAGTTCCTGGCCGTACTCTCCAGCCGCGAGCTCCACCACAAGCTGGTCGACCTCGAGAATTACGTCGACCAGAGTCTCTTCATCCTCTTCGCCCTCGTTCACGACCTTGTCGCCGATCGTCAGGCCTTCCTCCGTCAACAGGTCGAGGACCACGTTGCCGGCGGCGTCGACCACCACGAGCCGGGCGGAGGCTCCAGTCAGGTAACCAGACCCGTAACCCGAAAAGTCGAAGGAGCAGCCCCAGCTGGTGCGCGTGCGGTGGCTGGGGAAATTGTAGGTCCAGGGTTCGGCCAATGGGTCCTCCTCCGCTAGGCGGGCGGTAGTACTGAGAAAATGCTGTCGGCGGTCACGACGGCCGAGACTTGGCCGCTGAGGATAAGGGAGCGGGGCGTTCCTGGGACCAGGCCGCTCTCCAGAGTCAGCGCGTAATCGTCCAGCTGGGTCCCGTCTGCCTCGCTGAGGATGCGGAGGCGACGCGAGCCGGTGCCAGTGCCCAGGTGGTAGTAGAGGTAGACCTTGCCGTCGCCACAACAAGGGCGGGCCAGAGTCAGCGCCTTGCTGGTGTCGTAGGTGAACTCGTATCGCCAGGCCAGGCCGCCTTCGCCGCGGTGGAAGGCGTAGAACCAGCGCTTGAGCTTGTTCCAGTCGGAGCCCATGGCCACGTCGTGGAGCCAACCGTTGGAAACGCTGCCACCGGCAAACGAAACGCCGGCGTCCTCGTCGATCGTTCCAGAGGACTCGAAGCTGCGCTTGGCGCCCTCAAGGACCATATCGTTGCCGTCGTACATCACCGAGCTGTAGGTGCGCGGAGGGAAGATCAGCAGATTGCCGCCGCTGGAGAGCACCGGGTTCGTCTTGTCGAAGAGCAGCGGCGCGTCAGCGGTCGTATTCATCTCGACTGCGACGAACTTTTCTTCGTAGGATGCCGTGACAGGTTCATCGGCGTCATCCACGTAGTAGAATCCGCCGCTGACGAACCAATCACGGGCATTCTGATCCAGCAGGTTTGTCATCAGGTCGGCGCCCACCCCATCACCGTCCACACCGGCCGAGGTGAATTTTGCCTGGGGCCGGAGAGAAGGGGCCCGATACCAGAGGTCCGTCGAATCGGGAATGGTGCCGCGGCTCTCGAAAGGGTGGGGGACCGCTTCCTCCCCGTCCCAGATCAAGATCGTACCCGGGTCCTCGCCGGCGAACTCCCCGGGTCGATGCGCCATGGAGACGATCTTGATGGGTTGCAGCATAGTGCTGGAGAGGCGATCTCCCGTATAGAGCGAGAAGGTCTCGAGATAATCCTCCGACGAGATGCATGGCCGGGCCCGCCGCGCGGTCACGTCCTCGAACCCGAAGCCTTCGCCGTCCATAACCCCGACTGTGTGGCGGTAGGTGTCGTAAGGGCCAAGCGGGTCTTCGGGGAAGTGGAGGACGTCCTCGAGCTCGAACTCGAACTTTTTGAAGTCGACGTCGACGTCGAGAAACTTGCAGCGCCGGGTGATGACCGACAGAACGCCCCGCCGAATCACCAGAGGGGTAAAGAAGTCGCGGACATACAGGCCGTCCACGGGCTCTGCCGTCCATCCCTTGATCTCGAGCACCCGTGCCCCGGTGCTGGCCTTGTAGCCACTCAGGCAGGACACCGGCTTCGCGTAGCGCGGGACAACGATGTCTCCCTCGGAGATCGTCATCACAACGTTTGCCGGATAGACCAGCACCTCTGGTGGGTCGCCACCGGGTTCGGCGTCCTGTGTTCCCAGATAGACCGCCGACGCCAGGTCAACCGTGCCCGCCGGCGACGCGGGGAAGACAGGCGGGGAATACTGGTTGGAAATCAGGTCCCCGATCGCCGCCCACGGCATAAAGCAGGTTGTGCTGAACTGCTGCCAGGCCGGCTTGCGCCAGAAGCGGTAGCGGGTGTTCGGCCCGACCACTTCGACCGGGTCCGTGCCCAGGAGCGTCGGGTCCCAGTAGCACGGCTTGAAGGTTGTGTTCTCCGCCGTTGACCAGGTCGAGACCACCGGGAAGATCTCGCCCGCGTGGAACGGCGCGTCGGCGGGCTGGGTCAACCGGATCGGGTCTCCAACCGGGTCCCCCGTCGCACGTGCCAGGCGATGCAGGTAGAGCGATGGTCGGCCCAGAGTGTCGTGCGGCTTGCTGGAAAGGCAGACCACCAGAGGGCCCGTGGGCTCCTCTTCGCCCTCAAGGGTGGCCGACGCTGCCAGGTGAAGCGTGAGCGCCAGCGGCTTGTAGGGCGCTGTGCCGCCAGGCTTGGGCCCAGAGCCGAGGCTCTCGGTCCACTCCTGAGTGACCGTCGCACGAGCGACCTTCTCGACCGAGGTGGCTCCAAGGATGAACAGGTTCCCGTCCTCGCTGGCGTCCAGCACCAGGTCGACCAGCGGACCATCGCCGGCGAAATAGCTCGGATACTCGAAACTGAAGTACTGCTCCCCAAACGTGGCCAAGGCGATGAATCCACCCGCGCCAAACACGTCGAAGACGAGGGTGTTCTCCCAAACCCTCACCAAGGCGTCTGGGTCTTCGAACGCGGCTTCGATGGACTTCAACCGCCTGAGGTCAACTGGCGTCCAAGCGCCACTTCGTCCGGAGCGTCCGGCCGTAGCGAGGAAGTGCGTCCACAGCGCGAGCTCGGCGAACTCCTTTGGCAAGATCTTCGACGTCCCGGGCCGGACTAGCACTACCCACTGTGAGCGGCTGTCTGGCTGGTTGCACCATGCAGGGTAGACCCGGCCGATCACCGGTGTGCCGCCGCCTACGGTGCTCACGCTGCCGGTGTAGGATAGTCCTTCGATCTCCCAGCATGGGTGACCGGCCTCGTTCTCCCCCAAATAGGTAGCCATCCCCCGTTTCTGCGGCTCGGGCCCGGGACGCCAGAGGCTCCTCATGGTTCCTCCGGCGGCGGAGGCGCGGCTGCGTAGAAGCCGCCGAAATCGAGCGTAAGGCTTTGGCCGAAGCCGAACTCCAGTGAAAGCGCCGGCACTCCCAAGGCGGGTGCCACCAGGCTGTTCTGGCTGGCGTAGTACCCGCCATTCCGAAACATTTGGTAGCCGTCTTCGGAATTGCCGGAGAACTGGCCAACGCTGATCGGCGAAGGGGTAGGTCTCTTGTTCCAGATGCTCTTCATGCTGCGATGTCGCAATTCACGGTGATCTCGGTGCCGGAGCTTTTGCCGACGCCGGAGTGTTTGACTTGCTCGATGCGGCCGCTCAGGCCCCAAGGGGCCCACCCCCAGGTCTGACCCACCCGCACACCGCACTGGAGAGGCCCGCGCGCTGTGAGAGTGTTGGTGCCGCGATTCGCTTCGACCAGCCAGGCCGGCCAAGTCGACGTGGCGTGTGCCAGCGATGGGATCAGACTGTCGCTGAAAGGCGATTGGGTACCGCGGCCGGTACCGAATTCTTGAGCGATGGCACCGTCGATTCCGACCGGCAGAGTGCTGTGAGCCGCACCGCTGACCTTAAGGCGGGCCCGGAGCGGAAGGCTCGAGCCCGTCGTGTCGGGGTAGACGATGGCGGTGAGGTGCGTCGCCGGCCATGTACCGGTGGCCGCCGGGATGAACTCGTCGCCGCTGTCGCCGGTCAACGGCCAGGTGCCCAGAGCGTTCCCCCCAGAGTCTGGGGGGCCGTCCCAGAGCGTTACCCAGCCCACCGTGCCCACGCTGGCGACGTACTCGGGGTAAGCTCCCGCGCCAAGCGGGAACGCGAGCTCTTCCGTCACGTTCCCCGCCGCGGTGAAATCGTAGTACTGAGGCCCGATGCTGGTACCGAGGCCCGTGGTCTTCGTAACAAAGACTCGGCCGAAGCGCTCGAGCGGCCGATAGTTCTCCTTCACACCGCCCCGCTTACTCGGCCTGAAGGCAGCAGCGCCATCAGTCCAGTCCCAGTTACGCAACGCGAGGCCGTCATCCGTCCCGATCGTCATGACCTTTCCGGCAACCCGGGCGACACGCTGAACGATGGCCTGGCCGCTGGTCAGCTTGAAGTCTTCCTGGTGGATCGGGAGGGTCGGGCCGCCGGAGATCGTGACCGTGTACCTGCTGGCCACGGCGTCGATGATGTCGGCCATTGTGCCCCCAAGGAACGTATCCCAGCTCTGACTGCCGTTGGAAAGTTCCCACGATGTGGCGTCGATGAAGTTGAACTCGGTAAGCCGGGTGCCCCCGTGCGAGCGTCCGCGCTCGGAGGCGAGCATCGCCGGAGATGTGATGCTCTGCCCAAACCGGTCAGCCACCGTGAAAAGGGTGGCGGCGGTCGCGCTGAAACGAGTGTTCTTCCACTTCCCGAAAGACAGTGTGGCGTCCCAACCCCGATTCAGTCCCTCGGTGAGCGACCAGCCGGACGGACGGGCACCGCTCAGGGCACCAGAAACGGTGATGCTCACGGATCGGAAGGCGCCGTAGCCGGCGCTTTCAGGGTTAGGGACACCTCGAATCGACCGGTGCCGGTGATAGGTTTCCAGGAGAAGGACTTGCGGAGCCCCGACCACTCATTACCGTTGGTGTCTGTGATGTTCCAGATCTCGAGCCGTAGCTTGGCCTTAGTCCGTAGCGCGTCGACCTCGGACCAGATAAGCCCCCGGGCTGTAAAGGGCCACGTTTCTTCTGGCTCCGTCTCCTCGTAATCGTAGCCGCCGGCGAAACCCTCATCGTCAGGGGAGAGAAGTTGCTCGGTCTCGATGGACCCCTCGATCGAGCCTTCCCCGGTGTATTTCCACGGGATTGCTGCTAAGGCCATGCTCCCTCCCCACCGTCGCGATAACCCTCATCACGCCACCGCTTCTCGACCAGGGCCAGCACCGCAGCCTTGAAGGCACCCGTGGCGACGATGGTCTCCACCGTGCCGCCCTCGAGGTGGATCTGCGCGGTGATGGAGCGGTTGTCGTTGATCTGCTGGGAGGTCGCCTTCTGCGGGTCTTTCGAGAGCGGCGCGGCGACGTCGAAGCCCTGCGACTTCAGCTTTTCATAGCGAGCCTGCGCGGCCGAGTCGATCCCGATCTTAGATGCGACCTGCGCCGGCGTCGGAACGTTCACCCGGGCCTGGCGGCGGATTTGCCGCCCCTGGCCAAAGCCGCTTGTTCCGATGCCCGTGCTGTACGCCTGGTCGGAGATGGTCCCGGGATTCCCCAGACCGCTCCCGGCGGCTCGAGCGCTGTTGTCCGCCTCGATGCCGTCGTTCGCCTGCTTGTTGGCCTGGATTCGGGCATTGGTCTCGTCCAGCAGCAGCGCGCGAAGCTTGGCGGACCGCTCAGCCTCGGCTACCTCGCGGTCCTTGTTCGCCGCCAGGTCGGCCTGGTAGGCTGCCTCGATAGCTGCCACCTTGGCGTCGAGAAGTTCCTTCTCCTTAGCTTTCAGCTTGGTGGCGACGTCCTCGCCGGCCTCTTGGCGCACGCGTAGATGTTCGACTTCCTTCTCCAGCCCGCTCTGGGTGAGGTCCGCCAACGTCTGTGCCTTGCTTGCGATCTCCGCGTTGTTCTGCTTGTTCAGCGCCAGCTCTTGGCGTTGCAGCTCGACCAGAGCGGCCTGCGCAGCCTTCGCGTCCAGCATCCCGCTCTTCCGCTCGGCGTTGAGCTGAGTGATGGCGCCGCGAACCGCGTTAAGCTTGGCCAAGGTGTCGGGCGCATCCGTGACCTCGAGGCTAACCTTCTGCTTGATGTCCTCCAGCCGCCCGGCCTGAGCACGCTCTCGCAGCTGCGCCTGCTGACCTTCGACCGCCTGCCGGGCCTGCTCGAGCGAGCGACGTACCTCTCGAGAGCTCGCAACGAGGGACTGGTTCTTCTCTTCCCAGCGGTCCAACCCAGCGAGGATAGCGGCGAGTTGTCCGGATACCGCGGCGGACTCTCCGCCTTCGGTGTTTTTCAACTCTGCCGTGAGCTCGCGGGCGGCTTCCACCTGATCCTGGATGGCCTGGCGCGCGTTGGCCACCTGTTCCTCCCCGAGCTGCTTGGTCACGTCCCGGACCTCGGTCCGTGCCTTCACTTCCTCGTCAGCTAGCTCGCGGACGCCCTGCAACTCAAGCTCGAGCTGGCGCAAACGCTCGTCCACGCCGGCGAGGCCGGGTTGGCTGCGTTTCAACTGCCGCACCTGGTCGAGTTCGCGCTGCAGTTGCGCTTCCTTGGCGATGGAGCCCGTGACTGCGGCCAGGCGCTCCTCCGCATCGGCCTTCTCCTGCGCGGTTGTGGTGCCCGCAAGAGCGCGGCGCTGGCTCTGGGTTCGCTCGATGGCCGCAAGCTTGTCCTGCTCGGCCTTCTGGGTCACCGCGGCCAGGTCGCGCTCGGCATCGGCTTGCTGCTCGAGCACGCCCAAGAATGACTTCGCGAACTCGGCGCGGGTGCCGGTTGCGGTCAGGAGATCGCGCTGGAGGGCTGCAGCCTCCGTGGGAAGGCCCTGCGCCCGAGCGGCAACCTCGAATGAGCGAAGCTCCTGAGTGGTGACCTGCAAACGAGTCTGCAGGGTCTGAAGGTCCTTGCTGCTCTTCGAAAACTGCAGGAAGGAGTCCAGCTTCTCGGCATGTTTGATGGCCGCCTGGAGGGGCGCCGCGAAACGCTCAAAGGTGCTGAGCGTCTGAGTCACGGCCTCCTTGGTGCGGGCCAATTCTTGCATCTCGAACTTAAGCTGAGCGGCCTTCTGGCGAATCTCCTCAATCGTAGCGGTGGTTCGCCCGGGGAAGAACTCGGCGAAACCCGAACCCGCGACCTGGATAACCGACTTGGGATTCACGGCATCCGGAATCCTGTTGACAGCGTCCTGGGCCTTCTTCCATTTTGCCTGCGCCGCATCAAGCTCGTCGCCGACTGCACCAACAGCCTTGCGCACATCGTCCAGGCCGACGCCAGCCTTCTCCAAGTTGGCCACCAGCGTTGCCGGCGAGGCCTTCGCGAAGGCTTCGCGAATCTGGTCCGTGGTCTCGCCCAACTGTCCGCCCCGTTCGACCATGATGCCTGACTCAGCCGCGGCTGAATTGATGGCGTCCCGGTAGGTCTTCCAGCGGTTGGTGGAGTTGACCGCCTTCTTCGACGCGGCCTCGACGGCGTCTCCAGCCTTGATCTGAGCGTCCTCGTAGGCTTTGATCGCAAGAGTCGCGGCCAGATAAACGCCCGTGGCCACGGCGAGGCCGGCGGCGGCGGTGCGAGCAGCGACCGCCATCTTGCTCTGCGAGGTAGTAGCGGTGTTGACGGCGCCCGAGAGGGTGATGTAACTCGCGCTCAACCTGTCCACGGCAGCCTTGGCCACCGTGGAGCTAGCGGCCGACGCCTCGAGATGGGTGTACCAGGACACCAAAGCCGCGCCCACCAAGGTCGCGGCCGAAACCAAGCCGAGTGCGACGGCGGCGAGACCGCCCAACGCGACACCGGTGGCCACCACGGGACCCGGGATCTGCTGAAAGCGCCCGATGGTGTCGGCTGAGAACTTGGCCAGGAGAGTTCCAATCGGGAGAATGCTCTGCCCGACTTTGTTGAGACCCAGCTGCACCGCGTCTCCGAGGTTGCTCATAGCACCTTCGAAGGTGCGGGACTGGGCAGCTGCCGAGCCGCCGAACTTGACCTCGATCAGGCGCAGCATAGCCTGGCGCGCCTTCTCGATCTGCTCGGAGGTGCGCAGCAGTGGGCCGCCGGAGTCGTTCAGCTCCACGCCCATCTTCTTGAGCTCGAGCGTCGTCAAGCCGAAGGTATCGCGCAAGGACTGGAAGCCTTCGGAGCTGCCGCTCGCCGCCTTGCCCACGGCCAGGGACGCTTCCTCAACCGACTTCCCCATAGCCGCGGCCAGGTCGGCCACCTGCGGCAAGATAGCCCGGGCGCGCTGACCATACGCCGTCAGCTGTACGGTGGCGTTCACCAAGCCTTCCACGCTAAACGGTGTGATGGTGGAAAGCGCTGCTGCCTCCACCAGCTGCTGCTGCGCAGCCTCACCGTCTTTGAGTAGCGCGTTGAGCTTGGCGCCCATCTGCTCGAATTGACCAGCGGTCTTCAACGCGGCCACGCCCATGGCAATGATTCCCGCGGCTCCCCCGCCAAACGCGAGACCGATCTTGCTGCCCGTGTCCACGACGTCGGCGGTGAGGCGGCGCACCTCACCCTTGACCTGGCCGATGACAGCGTTGAGCGAGCCGTCCTTGGCTCCGCGAATGCGGACGAAGACAGGAACGTCAGCCATTGCTACTCACCAGGTCCGGGCTCGTAACAGGTCCCACCGTCGCCGGGCTTGCCGATGGAGAAGCGAGGATCGCTCGCCCCAGCTGCCTTGGACGCCTCGTACTCGGCCTTGAAACGCGCAAATTCCTCGGCCTCCTCTCGGTTGACGTCACGGCCCTGGCGAAGCGCGTCCCAATCGGGCTCCTCGATCTCGGCGCCTTGGGCGCGGTAGATGTCCATCCGCTCGAGCCAGCGCTCCCGGGCAGCGATCCACCAGAACGCCATGATCTGTCGGGGCGTCCATGTGGCGCGAATGGTGGTCGGGTCTATTCCGTATCGGGCTCCAACAAGGTCGGCAAGCTCGGCCCAACTTGAGCCCGACTCTTCGCCGTCTCGAGGAGCCTCTGCCAGTTTCCCAGCTGAGGCTCGATGTGGTTGAGCCGGTCGAGGTTAGCCAGCAATCGCCGGCGCATCCCGCATGTCAGCTCTACCTTGACCCACTCCAGGTCTACCCGGTCCGTGTGGCTGTGCAAATTGCAGAGCCAAAGGAAGAACTCGTCCTCGCGCTCGAGCACCGCCTCGGCCACCTCGTCGAGACCCATATCAGGGTTCTCGGCGATGATGGTCGCGGCGCGCTCGTAGACGCTCTCGAGGCGCTGGGCGTATCGGGTGAGCTCGGCGCTGGCCATCTCCAGGAACCGCAGGCGCTTGCCGGCGATGCGTGGCTCCCACTCGTCGCGATCAATAATCTCGTCGAGGTCGTTTCGCACCGATTAGTCCTCCCAGTGGATATAGCCGAAGTTGCCATGCTCTTCGGAGAAGATGCCCGAGACGACGAAATCGTTGACACCGAACTTCCCGTCCTCGAATCCGAAGGCGATGCTTCCGGCGGCCTGCGACTTGTGGAGGTGGATCGTGATCTTCTTCTTGTTCCACTTGGAGCGCGGGTGCACGAACGTGGTCGTTCCGAACTCCAAATCGAAGCTCGAGCCCAGGTTGATCTGCTTGCCCGCGACCTGGGTGTATCCGTAGTGGACCCGCACCGTTCCGTCCTCGGGGATGTCACCGCCCGGCAGTCGCAGCACGTACTGGAGGTTACCGAAGAGCAGGTAATCGACGCCCTCAACGTAGGGGTCGCCCGTCTCCGCCGCGTTCTTTAGCACCAGCCCCGTCACTACAGGCCCGTCCAGGGTGATGTACTGGTAGCCGGCACCGCCGAAGTTCCCACCAAAGGTGCGACTCTGGTTGGCCCCATCCGTTACCGTCTGAGCGCTACCAGTGGGGACGATCTCGATGCCGCCCAGGGAGATGGAAGCGTTCTCTGGGCTGAACTCGGCTAAGCCGCACTTCAGCTCGCAGGTGCATTCCTTGGTCTCCTGACCGATCAAGACCAAGGGAGCGCCTTCCTTGAACTTCTCGATGTCGTAAGTGAAGTTGAACTCCGACTTCCCTTGCAGGTACCCCATATCGAAGGTCCCGTCTCTCTTGATGATCCCGTTGCCCATCAAGACGTTCTTCTTAAAATTCCTGTTTGACATGCCGACTTGTCCTCCAATGCAAAAGGCCCGCCGGGTCAGGACGGGCCTTTGGTTTCTTTGATGATTGTGGCGGCTCTAGCCGGCCGGGTCGTAGACGATAGCTCTCGCCTGAAGGGTGATGCTGCCGAGAGCCAGCCTCACGGTGCTGTCCTCGTAGGTAAGATCGTGGTCATGGCCGAGGTCGGCCGGGTAAATCTCTTGGATATCCAGGCCTGCCCCGTCATCCCAACCTTCCAGTTTGAAGTCAGGGCGAGAGAAGAGAGCGGCAATTTTCTGAAGCTGCTTCACCAGCTCTCTCGGGTGCTCTTCGACCGGGTCGTCTTCCGACTCCGGCGGAGGCGCGATCGGGCGGATGAAGGTGATCCCGATGGTCACCGTGCCTTCCAGCGCCGGCAAGCCTTCGGCCTCGGGCCGCCCGCCGCTCCACTTGGGCGGATCGATCAGCACGGCCGGGACGGCGTCGGCGAGGTCTTGCGGCGAACGGACTTGCTCCGGACAGCCCTGTTGGCAGGTGACAAGTTCCAGCTCCTCGCGCAGCTGGTCCCAGATCAGGTCGCGGGCGTGCTCGGCTACCGCGTCCAAGTCGATCTCGATCATTGGGCGTCCATCGCCTCCTTGGTAGCAGCTTCAAAGAGCGCGAAGACGCGCTGTCGGCAAAACTTCACGGTTGGGGCCAGGATCAGCTTGATCCGGACGTCGGGCGAGGTCAGCCGGACTGTGTGGCGCAAGGCCTGCGTACCCTTGTCCTTGTTCCTGGCCCACTCTTCGAGCCCGGGCGTCCTAGAGAAGCGATAGAATCGGAGTCCGCTCCTGGACGTGTATCCGTTATTCCTGACGCTTCCCGCGAAATTCCCAGTGATGGGGTCGCGGACGATCCTGTTCGGGTCCATCCAAAGCCCGCTGCGCACCAGCTGCGCGCCCAGGCCAAGTTGCTGAAACAGGGCTTGCACTACAGGCGAACGAGCGCTGGTCACGTGAGGTCGGAGATAGACCAAGCCATCGGACCCTTCGCGCTTCACGTGGACGGGGTTCACCCTCGGTACCGTGCGCCGGGGAGCATCCTGGATGTTCTGCGGCCTTCGGATGGGTTTGACGCGAGCACGCAGGCTGGTCTCCACTAGCTTGATTGCCTTGTCAGTGGCCAAGCCCAGGAATCGGTCGAGCGCGGTCAGCTTGCGGCCCAGAAGTCGCTCGGCCGTGGCTGTGTCGACGTCGAGTTCCATCATGACGCCCGCTCCTCCAAAGTCCCGAACCAATACTCGCCTTGAATATCGTGCTGAATCCCTCGAAGGACGTAGGTCCCGAGCGCCGGCTCGGTCAACGTGACCACGTCCTCGGACCGAAACTCATCGTCCATCCAGCTGAGGGTGTAACGAGCGTGGTCGCGCCGGCCGACCAGCAGCGCACGCTGGGCCGGCCCAATCCCTTCAGCCCAGACGTGGACGCCGGCGACGACGGGGACCGGCGCGCTCGCGACGGTCTTCCCCTCCTCGCGGGTGACCACCGGTCGCGAGATCGTCGCACGGTGCACCAAGCGGTCTCGATTCACAGGTCTTTCCTCCGATAGGACTCGAAGATGCGCACGGAGCTCATAGAGCACTGGTGCTCGCCCTTGCCGTAGGCGATTGACCAGCCGCCGGGCGTCCGCTCGCTCTGGATGCGCCGTGTCGCCTTCCCGCCGGAGCCGCCGGCGACCAGGTCGACCTCGGTCATCACCGCGAGCTCGAGATCGGCCGGAACCTCTCGAAAGCCGGCTTTGTAGCTGACCGCGACGTTCCAGTCGGCCTCCCCGTCTGGGTCACACACCAGGTCGCCCCAGTGGCCTTCCCGGCGTGGCCATTTAGACCGGCGGTCGAGCGCGCCCCACTTTGCCAGTCCCGGGATCAGCTGCCAGTCGGTGACTTCGGCGCCGTCAATCTCGACCTTGGAGACCTCCAGGATCGGGTAAGTGGAAAGCACCAGGATGCGGCTGCCGCTCCCTTGCACCAGCTCGGGCGGGTGTTCGTCGCCGCCGAAGCAGCTGACGCGAAACTCCCTGTCGCACTCTCGCTCGACCATAGCCGAAATCGCGTTGATCGCGATCTGGAGAGCGCTGTTGCTGGCCTGGCCACCGAACCCCGCGGCTCGGAGCCGAGCCACCGTGGTCAGCGCGTTGCACGCGGGGTTGATGGCGTCCACGGATTAGACCTGGCGGCCGCCGGTGAGAACCCAGACGGCCCGCAGCTTCAGCGAGGGGCTCGAGCCCCCGGTCAGGGTGATCGCCGAGATGACCGCGCGCCTGTACCGCTTCAGGCCGTTAGGTCGGACAGCCAGGGTTTTGAAGCCCACGGCTGTCAGGGTGATGGTCGCGGCCTCAACCGTGGCCAAGTCGGTGACAGCGGTCCAGTCGGAGTTGTTATCCGAGTGCTCGATTCGGAAGGTCACCGAGGCGACCGAAGGGCCGCCGTTGATGGCCTCCAGGTGGAGCAGCAAGAAGGCCTCGTCGAACGGCCCGGCCGGAAGTTTGTCAATCGTGTTCCGATCGTGGCTGGTCCCGTTCGCGGTCGCGCCGATCGCGTCGCCAGCGAGGCCGGTCGGCAGGAAGTTGGATTCGATAGCGGTTTTGCTAACGTAGGTGACGCCCATGATGTTGTCCTTTCGTTTTGGGGGTCGGCCCGGGTCCGAAAGCGTAGCCTCGATGCTGCGCTTCCGGACCCCAGCGAGGTTTAGGTCAGGTCCACGTCGTCGGCCAGAGTGAAGCTGTGCATCTGGCGCGGACCCATGTCGGCCCCGCCGGTGATGCGGATGGCGGTCTCATCGGTGCCGAAAACCAAGACTGGGTTGCCCTCGTCGTCGTAGTAGCCACCTTCAGTGGTCTTGGCCAACTGGATGGGACGCGAGGGCGCGAAGATAAACTCGTTCCAGTCGGCGAGCGCCAAGTAGCCAGTACTGGGGTCCTTCCGCTTGATGATGTTGCTGTACTTGAAAGGCACGCCCATCAAGGTCCCTTTGGTCATCTCCTCTCGGAAGATGTGACCCCCCTCACCCGAGGTGCCGTACTTCATCTTCATGAGCTTCGCCCACACGGCGGGACCGAATGCCCACTGCAGATTCACCATGGTGCCGTTGGCCTCCATGTGGGCGAGCATCAGGTCTACCAGCGCGTCCTCGTCGAAGGTCGACAGGCTGACCTTGTTAACCCCTGAGGTACCGTTGCAAAGTTTCGGGTCAAAGAGGCCCAAAGGTTCGTCTTCGCCGCCTTTGCCGAACCAGCCGCCCTTATCGACCAGGACGGCCACGCTGGAGAGCAGGTCGCCTTCCAGGAAGTTCGCAAAGCTTACGCCGGCGTTGGCCATCAGCTTGTTGCTGACGGGCACGATTGCGGCGAAGGACTTGTCGCGCAAGCGCAATCGTCCGAACTTCGCCTTGGTCGCCTTGATCTTCGACCCTTCAGGAGCCTTCCAGTAGGCGGCTGCGCTTGCCGAAACGCGAGCCATGGAGAGATCTCCGGTCGGATTCTCGAGAACGCGGACGCCCAGGTTCACCAACAAAGCCTGATCCTTGATGGCAGGAATGACTTCGTCGGTCCACTTCTCGGGGACCAAATAGCCGCCTTCGGTAGGGTTCTGTTGGCTCATAGCGCGCTCGATCTCGGGAACCATGTCGGGGCGGCCGTAGCGATCGCGCAAGATCTTGTTGGCGCGCTCGGCGTTACCATCGGCGGCAGCCAGGGCCACGGTCATCAGCGCGAGACGTTCGCCCGGGCGGTTTCCGCTGCGTACGCATTCGACGGCCGCTTGCTCGATCTGGGCGAAGCGCTCGGCGTTGGGGTTGGGTTGGTCCTTGGCCTTATCCCGATCGTGCTTGACACGGTCGATAACCATTCTCTGAACCTGTTGTAGGGTCGCTCCCATAGTTATTTGGGCTCCTTTCGCATGAAAAAAGGCCCGCGGGGCGAGCCTGAAGTTTTTTTTGGTGATTTGGGGAATTGCGAGCGCGCTTGCGCCTACTCGTTGTCTTCGTCGCCGCCGGCGTAGATCTCGGCGAAGGTGTCGATGACAACCTGCCGGACCTCCGCGCGTAATTCGTCCGTCAGGCCGGTCGGGGCGGCCTTGGCGGCCTTTCGCTCCTCGATCAGCTCGCTGGCGGCGCGGGTGAGCGCGTCAATGCGCTCGACCAGTTCCTTGGGCATTCTATCCATATCGGGCTCCTTTCGCTGTTGGTCTGTTTCCATTGGAGCGTCGAGGCCCCGTTTGATGCCGAAGAACTCGGCGAACTCTTGGTCGATGTCCCCGTTCTCGAGAGCGCGGCGCAGCGCGCGATGGTTGCCCGGGACGGTGACGGCGCTCACCTCGTAGAGCTCGAGCTCAGAGATGACGTAGTAGGCCTCTTCGGCGTCCAGCGCGTCGTAGGCCTCGGGATCGATCTCGCGGAGAGCCTCGCGCTCCTTCGGGCTCATCCAGGCGTAGAAGATCTGTGAGGCGGCCCCGCTGACCGAGAAGGCGCGCATAATCCCGTCTTTATAGAGACGGAAGACCTCGGCCGCGAACTTGTTCTTCAAATCGAAGCGAAGGATCGCGTAGACCTGATCCTTGTCGCGCCAGATCCTCACTACTGACCCAAGGGGCGCGTGCCGGTTGTGCTGCCAGAGGAACATAGGATTCGCCAAGAACCGGTTCAGCAGGCGGTCAAATCCCTGCGGCAGGATGATGCTACGATATCGGTCGACGTCTCTCGTTGAGATGACCGCCTCGACCTCACCGGCCTCTTCGTTGACCGCCCGGACCTCAAACTTCGCCTGGCAGTCCCGAACGATCTGCTCGGCCTCGTCGAGGGCTCTCTCGCCGCCCAGAATACTTCCGCCGATGGTAATGCTCACGCTGCTCTCTCCATTTCGATCTCGCTGATGACGCCGCCCCGGGGCGCGAAAATCTTGACGACGTTCCTTTTGGCCGGCTTCTCGGCGCTCTCGCTGCTGCTGCTGTCGTTCGGACCGACGGCCTGCATGTTCACCGGTACCAGATACTCCTCGCCACGGGCTCCCGGAGCCGGGTCATAGCCCACGGTCTCGAGACACTGATTTCGGGTGATGGCGCCGCATTTGAACAGCTCGGTAGCCTTGTTGAGTCGGAACTCCTCAGTCTCGCGAACAGGCGACTCGAAGCCCAGATAGACAGAGCGTCCGTTGACGAAAAACAGGGGCAGCAGAAGCCGGTTGAGCTCGTCGCAAATGTTGCTGACCATCGGGAGGATGCACTGTAGGCTGTACAGGTAAAGAGCCGCCTCGGCCGTGGCGCGATTGGAATTCTCGACCACACCCATGACTTCCGGAGGCAGGCCGAACGTTTGGAAGATGATGTCGCGCAGCAGCTTGCGACCTTCGGTCCACTGCATGTCTTTGTGAGTCGTGGCCAGGTTGTGGACTTTGGCGTCCGACGTCAAGAAGAACGTCTTGAAGGCGTTGGCGATGCCTCTGTATTTGCTCTTCCAGCTCTCCTCGATGCGCTTGCGTTCGAGCGGGTTGGCCTCTCCGATAGAGATGAGCAGGTCGGGCCGTGCCCCGTTCCTGAACCAGGAGTTGTTGTACTTGGCCGCCCATTCATCCTGAGAGACCTCGTCATCCAGCGTTTGAGCCACGCCCCAACCACGGCCGAAGGGGTCCAGGGGGTTCGGGCGGCGTAGCCATAGCATCTCGCCGGGTGGAATCCGGTCGCAAGCTTCTTCCACGCCGGCAGCCAGCAGATAGTACGGCTGACCTTTGCGCGGGACGCTGGCCACCAGGTGCGGAGAGATTGGCCAAATCTCGTCGGGCGGTCCCTTCTTGTCGGGGTTCTTCCACTTCAACCGGAGGAAGGCGTTCCCATCGATCAGCAGGTAGACGATGATCAGGTAGATTACCGTGCACCAGCTGCCGCCCGCGGCCGTCCTCCAAGGCGCCGCCATGAACTTGAGGAAGGGATGCTCGGTCACCTCGCGCGGCTTCCCGGTCTTCCGATCGTCCTCGAGCAAAAACCAGCGTGTCTTACCGCCGTCGGTCGCGATCCTGTTGGCGGCCGAGGCAAGGCGTGGGTGTTTGTTCAGGGTCTCGAGCCAGGCCCGGGTGTTGCGGCAAGCGCCGGCGGCCAGCGAGAGCCCGCCTGTCCCGAACCATCCCACATCGGTCAGCTGCTTGTGATAGTCCGAATAGTCGGCCCGGCCCACCAGCGCCCGTCCGGCGGCCGCGATCCTGTCGAAAAAGCTCATGCCGCCAGAAGCTCCGTGAAGCCCGTGCGCTGGTTCCAGAACAACATGGCACCATCCGCCTTATTCGGGCTCGGCTTCTTCTTGCGCCGCAAGTCCTTCTTGGTGTCCACTTTAATCTTGCCTTTCCTTGAGAGCTCCCAGGAGCGATACGAGAGCTCTTTCGCGAGCTCGGGATCGTTGATGGCCATCGCCTCGGGGTTGCTCGGGTCGAACGCCTTGCGCATCTCCCACTGGATCTCGTCGAGCGAGTACTCGTAGGCGTCGCGGTCCAGCGGGCGCCGGCCGAGAACCACGGCGTCAATGACGATGTCCTCGTCAAGCATGCTGTCCCCGTCGAGGATGCGGCGTATCAGCTGGTCGGGAACGCCGACACCGAGGCCGGTCGCGTCGATCCGAATGATGTCGGCGCGCTCCTTCAGAGCCCAGTGCTCGATGCGGTCACAGACCAGCGTCAAATCCTTGAGGGAGCAGGTTTCCAGCACCCAAATTCGCCGGCCGTGGCGCTTGACGATTACGGTTTCGTCGATCGTCCGGCCGATGTCGGCGGCGATCTCGATGTGGAAGAGGTGGAGGTTCTCCTTCTCCCACTCAAGCAGCTCTGGCGAGTCCCAGCGCTCGAGCGCGGCCTGCGCCCATTCGACAGGGATGACGAGCTCGCTGGCCTGAGTCCAGAACAGGCCCAAGACCTTCGTGTACCAGAACGGCGAATTCTCCCCGAACCGCTGGCGTTTGTGTTCAACCCAGTCATGGTCGACCAGGCCCTCCACGACAATCTGTTTCTGCGCGACGTTCGGGACATCGAATGCCGAGATGGGGATGACGTTCCAGTTCTTGGTGTCCGCGCAGGCCTCGTAGAACGCGCCCTCGTTGATGATCGGGTTGCCGATCTTCAGATGGCGGTTCTTGGTCGAGCCCGCAGTGATGCCCTCGAAGTTGTCCAGCAAGTCCTGGGACATGCCGGCAGCTTCATCCTCAATGAAGAGAACGTTGGCCTTTTCATGGATCCCCTGTACGGACTCGCCGGTACTGCCCGAGAATCCGAAGCCTTGCCAGTCGTCGGCCAGCTTCAATTCCGTCTGAAGAAGGGAGCCGCCAAGCCGGACGCGTGCCCTGCGATGAAGGTTGCGAACGTTGCGCCAGAGATTCTTCTTTACTTGACGGGCCGTCGGGGCGGTCGTAACAGCGATCGCCGGCGTCCTCGTGTACAGCCACCAGAGAACGATGCAAGCGGCGAGGTATGTCTTGCCGCTGGCGTAGCAGGCCGGCACCGCCGTCCGAGGGTTCCCATGAACCGAGAGCATGATCTCGAGCTGCTTCGCCCAGAGCTCGACACCGAGGATGTCACGCACGAAGCCGACAGGATCGTCGGCGTACTCATACCACGGTTCGATCTCTTCGTCGGCCAGCTTCAGGGCGGTGTGGCAGACCGCGCTGCGCACGTTTCTCCGGATCTTCGTCTCTACCGGATTGACAACCAGCAGAGGGTCAGGCCGAGCCCACCTGTCGAGATGGGCACGCGACAGAGCGGGCAGGGCCACGGCGATGGAAACCTAGTCGGAGAAGGGCAAGAGCCGAACCTCGCGTATCGACTCCAGCTTTTCGACAAACTTCTTGTAGGTCTTGGAATCAAGCAACTCCGCGGCTGCCGCGAAGATATCCCGAAACAGCGGACCGAAGATCCTCTGGATCATCTCGGCCTTCACCCTGCCCCACGCCGGGTGATTGTTGTTGAGCCAGGCGATCAGCCCGGTCATGGCCGGCTTATCAATCTTCCGGTTGCCCTTGGCGCAGTCCAGGACAATGAACTCCATCTCCTCGGTGAACGTGGCCTGGGCCGACTTGTAGGCCTCGCGAAAGACCTCGTCCGCAGCCAGCGCCGCGGTGATCTCGGCCGGGCTGACCTGGGCCACCTGGCACGACTTGCGGAAACGGTAGTGAACCTCGACCGCCTCCAGGAATCTGATCTGGGGCGGAACGCTAAGGTCCACCTCGCGAATGTCGAGATCTCCTCCAGGCATCGCCCGGGAGATGACGTTTCGCATGGTCTGGGACAGGTTTTTACCCTGGCTGTCCAGCCATTCTTTCTGCTCCGGACTCACGTCGCACCTGATTTGGCACTTGGCAATGGACAAATGGACGAGCTCCTTTTTTGTTGGTGGCGGCGAAAGCGCGCGCCTGGGAACCGCTGGCGCTTCCCCGGCGGGGCCGGGGGGTCGATCTGAACCCGAGGGACCCCCGCCCCCCTTACCCCCTCTGCGGGATCAGGCGGGCTCTGCGCTCGCCTCGACCTCGCCATCACCACTTTCGGGTGCCGGCTCGGCGGCAGGGGCGGGCAGCTTGTCGCGCAGGACCCACCCCGCCAGCTGGCCACCGCGGCCGTCGGCCGCCTGGACCACGTCGTGGGTCCGATGCTCCGGCAGAACCACATCGCCGGCGTTGTACCGGTGGCCACCAATCAGCAGGCCATCCTTCAAAACTTTGATCTCTCTCATTCTTCGTTCCTCTCTTCGGGCGCCGCCTGAGCCGCGCTGAGTCTCTGTTGAGCTATCGCGAAGTAAGCCGGGTCTCTCTCGATATTCGTACCGAAGGGCCTTCAAATTGGACGCGCCAAGGATCTTGTCGAACGGGCACTGTGAGAACAGGAGGCAGGCGCCGTTCACCTTCAAGACCCGGTTGTATTCGGCCCAAAGGGCCACCAGATTGATTCGCTTGTCCCACTCGTGGGACGTCGTGCCGTAAGGAAGGTCGCAGAGTATCATATCCACCGATCCCGTGGGAATCCGTGGTAAAAGGTCAAGGCAATCGCCTTGCCAGGCGATGCAGTCAGAAAACGAAAACATCTAGTCCAATCTACTTGTGGGTGGGTGCAAGCTGCTGGTCCGTCGGCCCGGGTCTTCTGTGCCCGAAGACCCGAGCAACTCTCGCTTGGTAAAGTGACTGCCGCCGCTGGGGCCGGGTTGGGCCTCGGTTCATCGAATAGCAGCCATCCGTGAAAACGTAGGAGCCCTCTGACGGGGGCGGCGGCGTGCTCGTATCCGGGCCTTCGCCCAGGTCAGTACCGATACCGAGGACGTCCCTGGCAAACTTCAACGGGCTCATTCCTAACCACCAGGTCAAAGCTCGTCCTGCCATTCGTCGGCCAGCTGGAGGAGAGAAACGGCCGCCTCCCTGGCCTCTTCGGGAGAGTCGAACCTGGCTCGATGGAGCGCGATGGAACCTCGCGACTCCACGTTGCGCGGGGCGCCGGGCAGCTGGCGCTGCGGTAGGTTCAGCATCCCATGGACGGTCCGACCGTCTGGCGTTCCGTAAATCACACGGCCGTAGCCCATCTCGCCACGCCGGACAGAGGGGAGGCGTAGGGCTTCGACGACGTCGGGCAACACAGGGTCGCTCCCCAGCATCCAGCTCTCGTTCAAGAGCACCAGCTCGGCGTGCCTGACGGCATCAATCGTCCTCATGCGTCCTCACGGGTAGACCAGACTGAATGTTACCGTTGGCGTCGACCTTGACGCCATGCTTGACCAGGTCGGCCCGGGTGACGCCGCAGGCCTCGCGCAGCTTGTGGAATCCGTCGAGAGGATGTGAAGCCTGGCGGGCCGAGATACGGTCAGAAACGACCTGGACGGTCGCGCCAGTGCCCTCGTGAATGATCGGAGACTTCTGCAAGATGTCCAGGATACCCACGCCAATCCCGGAGCTTCGCACCACGAGCACCCTCGGCTGGGACGGCCAGCGGCTGGCATAGTCGGCGACCTGTTCGGCAATCTCTTGGATACCGGGTGTTCGCCAAGAGTCTACCAAATCAAAGTACTCCCCGTTGAACCAGGAGAGCCTTGTGGGCCTGCCGCCGGTTCCAACGGCGAGGAACAGGTTGCCGCGCTCGAGCAGACCGGTCACGACTTGGCCACCGAAGACTTGAGCTCAGAGGTCAGGTCGCCGGCGGCCTCTCGCCGCTTTTCCGCGACCAGCTCGAGCAGCCTCTGGCGATGGTGGTCGACCAGGTCGCCAGGTGTCCACGGCGCGGTGTGAGCTCGCACGTAGCGCCGGGCCAGCCGTAGATCGCGGGGATCAATCGCCGCGGGCTCGAGTTCTTCCGCCTGGCGGACCTCGCCGGCGTTGTGCAGGGTGTGCAGTACCAGCACACCGCCGCGCGCAACGCGCAGCAAAATGTTGCGAAGGCGGCCCAGCCGAACCATAGTGCCAACGGCACCGAAACCACGCAGGGCCTGGGCGACCAGGTGATAGGAAGAATCGTCGACGTCGGCCGCCGGCAATAGGAAGAAGGATCCCGAGAAATGGATCGGATCGACCTCGCCCAACTTCACGAACGAGACCAGGTCGATCTCGGTAGAGGGAGCGGCGTCAAGCGCGTCCAGCTCCTGCTTCGTCACCACGGCCGTGCGAGCGTCGACGTGGACGGCCCGGGACAGCTCCGCGCGGTTCAGCTTCTGGCCGGTGACCTGGTCGACCACCTGCTGAGAGACGCCCGAGCCGGTCTTCGGATTGACCAGGTTGACATCAACCTTCTTTTCTTTGACCGCCACCGCCATTCGGACGGGTACCGAGACCAGCCCAAACTCGAGGGTGCCCTTCCAGACGGTCGCCAACATCAGTTGGCCGCTTTGCTGGACTGCTCCGGTGTAACCACCTGCCAGCCCTCGAAGTTGGCGTAAGCGCAATGAGACTCGGCGTAGAAGCTTGTGACCTCGCCCTCCTTGACCCGCCTGGACCCTTGGATCGATGTGGCGAACGTCCCTTGGTCGGTATAGAGCAGGTAGAACTCCGTGCGGGTGCTCGTAGTGTCGTCACCAGAGGTGCACACGGGCTCGATGGCGTCGACTCTCAGCGTATGACCCGGACCCGGCGTAAGGGGAAATTCCCCGGGACCACAAGCGGAGAGGAGCAAAGCCGCTACGAGAAGCACGGCGCGAAAGGCTGCGAGACGTGAGGTCATGGTGACTCCTTGGGAAAAGGTTGTGGGAGGAAGCGGTGGGATTCGAACCCACATCAAGGCGCAGGTACCGAAGATGCCCCATCGGCCTACCACGGCCGTCCGTCTGCCAATTCCGGCACGCTTCCATGACAAAGCCCCGCGCGGTGGCGGG